TTGTAATGATTTCCACGCAAAATAATCAAAATTGTAATCATTCTCGTGATTTATTACAGAATCAATATTTTCAGGACCATATTTTTCAATAGTTTCCATTAACTTATCGTTAATAATACCATCAACGTGTAATGTGTGCATTGTGTTACAGAAACTTTCGTCAGTTTCTTTATGATATGCAGAAATAGCCACAGAAGATGCCAATCTTGAATAATCGTGGTGACTTCCAGTGTATGCCGCAGCAATCTCGTAAACTAACTTATCTAACTCTTTGGTTGTAATAACACCCTCAGTTGGAACTGAAGTAATCACCTTAATGAATACCTCATCAGCGTTTACGTTTAATCCTCTCGCGGCACGTTTAACTCTATTGTAAATTTTTTGGGGGTTGAACGAAACTTCGTCCCCCCCTCTTTTTCTTATCTTTAATGACATCATATTAAAAATCGTCTGTAAATGTTAATGACTCACCTAACTTAGCTTTTTGGTACTCCATAGTTCTTGACTCAAAGAAGTTACCCTTTGTTTCAACAGCAATTTGTTCCATAAACTTAAATGGTTGTTCTACGTTAAATTGTTTTTTACAACCAAATTTAACTAATAGACCATCAGTTACAAACTCAAGGTATTGTTTCATCAAGTTTGAATTCATACCAATTAAAGATACTGGTATTGATTCTGTAATGAATTCTTTTTCAATCTCCAAAGCGGATAATAAGATTTCTCTAATTCTTTTTTCACTTGGTTTATTCTCCAAATGATTGTTAACCAAATGAATTGCGAAATCACAATGTAAATTCTCATCCTTGAATATCAAAGAATTTGCATTACATAATCCTTGCATAATTCCTCTTGATTTTAACCAAAAGATTGAACAGAATGAACCTGAGAAGAAGATACCCTCAACTGCAGCAAATGCAATCAATCTTTCTTGAAAAGTAGAATTTTCAATCCAATCTAAAGCCCATTTTGCTTTCTTTTGAACTGCAGGTAATTTATCAATTGCGTGAAAACATTCATCTTTCTCATTAGCATCTGAAATATAAGTATCAATCAATAATGAATACATTAAAGAGTGAATATTCTCAGCCATAAGTTGGAACCCGTAGAAAAACTTTGCTTCCGGATATTGTACTTCTTTTAAGAAGTTTTCCGCAAGGTTTTCATTAACAATTCCATCAGATGCCGCAAAGAATGACAATACATTCTTCACAAAGAATCTTTCGTTATCAGTTAAATTCTCCCAATCTCTAATATCATTAGATAAATCAACCTCTTCTGCCGTCCAAAACGCCGATTGATGTTGTTGGTAAAACTCCCAAATATCATTATGTTCAATTGGGAAAATCACGAATCTATTCGGATTTTCTTTTAATATTTTTTCTTCCATTTTTTTTAATTTTGATTTTGTTGTTTTTCTTTTCTTTTATCTAACAAATCTTTGATTCTTTGTCTATTTCTTTCTTCGGTTTGTTCTTCTAATCCTAAGAATGTTACTGAACTCTCAGTATCAATTTCTAACATACCATTGTCAAATTTACAATTCTCAAAGACAACCCCATCATCACCGATTCGTGATTTAGTAATTGCAATCGTTGCTAGTTTCATTTCTTTTTGTTGTAGAGATTTTGCCACCGAAATGATTACGTGACCAACCTGTGCTTTTTTGATAGAACCACCCATTTGGTCAGTAGTTACTACATCAGAAGAAATTGAACTTCTGTTACCTTGAGTTGCTGTCCATCCAACGATATCTAACTCGTGACACATCGCCTCGAATCCTCTCATTACTGAACCCTCAGATTTCCATTCATCACCCAAGTTTTTATCCGGAACTACACAATCAATGTAGTCCAATAATACCATATCAATTTTAGTTCCTTCAGACATCATTTTTCTAATCTGATTCTTAATTTGCATCATTGTTACAGTATCGGATGGAAGTTTTTTAAGTATTAATTGATTAGGCATTTTCTCCTTAATCTCTTTAACTTTTGAAATAACCTCATCTTTTCTTAAAGACAAATCATCCGGGTGGATTTTTGTCCATAATGTAATGTGTTTACGTTGAATAATCTTTGGGTTATCCTCAAAGAAAATTTGTAAAACATTGTATCCCAAATTAAATGCGTGATTTGAGATTTTTGTCAATAAAGTAGATTTACCAACACCTGTTGGTGCTAATACTACACCAATTTCACCTTTCGCTAATCCACCTTTTAATAATCTATCTATACCCGGAATACCCATTGGTATCGGATGACGATAATCCTCGTTTAGAACGTCGTCCAAGTTACTGAAAACACTTTCAGTTCCCTTATCGTGTTCTCCAACTTGAAGAGCTTTGCTTACCATCTCTTCTAATGTGTCATAACTTTCAAACTCACCTGTATCGATGATTTTTTGAGCTTTAACCATAACTTTTTGTAATTCTTGTTGTTTACAAAATTTCATAGATTTTTCTTGAACAAACTCAGCACCATCTAAAGTTGATTCCTTAATTTTATTAAGGGTGTCTATAATAATTTTTGCAGCTAAAGGTTGTTGTATCTCAGATTTTGTGATTTGTTCTAAGGTGTCAAAGGTTGGTGTATGTTCATATTTTGAGTAATATTCTTTAATCATTTGAATGATTAATTTGAAGTATTTATTCTCAAAATAATTTGGTTCCATCACATCAATAATTGACCTTGAGAAATCTTTATCGACAATGATTTGGTTTAATAATTGTATCTGAAAGGTACTACCTAGATACTCGAAATTTTTGTTTGACGCCATATTTTTTTCTTTTAGTGTATTAATAAATACTACACACTTAGAGTAACCTCTAGATATTTTTTTGTTAAATTTTTTGATGAGAAAATGTCAGTCAAGTTCATCAACAAGTTTTTTAGGTGTGGGCGTACATCCACAGTATATCTTACCTTCGGAGGGTATACTTTAGCGTCTACCTGTCTATGACAAATTGTCACATCATTTTGTTTGATGAAGATGTTAAAATACTCCGGACCGTCAATATAAGACGTTTCCAAGATAGCAGGATTGTTAATAATTTCGTACATATTGTCCGTCATATACGTTACGGTTTTCAACGATAACTGAGCTCGAATATCGTCTTTAAATTCACGAAGTAATTCATAAAGTTCCAATGAGTTTTTAGCCTCATTATTGAACTCTCTTACGTTAAAAAATCTCTGTACAATGATGTTGTCATTTACCATCATTAAGAATTCTAATTTTACCGATTCTTGGTCTTTCATAATGTTTAATTAATTGTTTTTGTAATTTCTTTTTTCTTTTCTTGTTAGTTTCATAAAGGGTCTAACAAAATTTACCCACGCGTCATCCATTTTTGGTAGATATTTGAAGAATCCGTCGTCCATCATCATCTTTATAAGGTTTCTATATCCCCTTCCATCCGGGTCTAAACTTTCTTTATAATATAGTTCAACGAGTTCTTTACCTTCATCAGTTATTAGAGGATTTGACAAATCTACAATTTTTTGATTGATTTCAAAAAATTCATTTCCATAAACACCGGTTCTTGTTTTACCCGACAATAAATTCTGTAATGTCTTGTTACTTCTATTCTCTTTTAATAGGATTTCCGCCTTTTCTAAAATATCGGTAATTGAAACCTCTTTTTCAAGTAACTCCGGAAAAAACTTGATAAGTGTTTTCTCACCAAGTCCGGAAATACCATCAATATTATCTGATTTATCACCCGATAGTATTTTATAAGTTTTAACATTTTGATGTGGAAAATAATAGTACTCAAGCATTACCTTGTCACCATTTCTGAATGTTTGTTTTGTTTTTGGATAATATACTGATACCTTATCAGAGATTAATTGGATAAGGTCTTTGTCCCCCGAAAAAATCGTTTTCTGTTCGTTCTCCGAGATTTGGCAGTAATAAGCTATCAAATCATCCGCCTCATTTTTTTCGACGTTTATTTGTCTTATATAACACTCTTCCAAATACTCTTTAATCCTCTCTTTTTGTTCTTCAAAAGATTGTTCTTTAAAGTCGTCAGTTGTTCGTCTTTTTTCTTTATATTGGGGATATAATGTTTTTCGGGTTAGGGAATTATCATCCCCATCCCAAAACACAACTACTTTGTCGTAGTTTTCTTCATCTATAAGTCGGCGAAGAGTATTCACAAAGTGCCATACGGCACCTATGTGTTTACCTTTATTAAAAAAATCTTTAACCCCGTGGAATCCAATTTTGGTTAAATTGTTACCATCCACTAATAGTGTTTTAACCACTTTTTGTTTGTTTACGTTAGTACTAATCTTCGTCCTCTTCTTCTAATTTTGTCACAATATCCTTATAGACGATGTCTCCATCACCGGATAATATTTGATTCCAAAATTCTGAATACTCTTTTTTGTATTTCTCTAAAGCCGACTTGTCGTCTTTAATATACCCTTGTGGTACCGCAATGATTTTACCATCTTTGAATGAAATACCATTAACGTGGTTTTTCAATACTGATATTTTAGTTCTCGTTGCGTAAGCCACCGTTCTTCCACCTTTAGTCGCCGTAATATGGTTAATACCCGCTTTCTTCTGATTACCAAATAAGAATACTAAACTTGATGCCAACCATAATGCCTCACCACCTTTAGCTTTAATCTCAGGTTGTCCAAATGGATTATCCGGAAGGTCTACCCAAGGTTGGTTGATAACCACCATAGTTGCGTAATAAGGAACACTCTCTTTTTTGGTTTTAGAGATTCTTGAATGAATACCCATACCAATTGTGTCTGCAAGTGCCGCCGCGTTGTGCATTTTACCACCCTTACCTTCGTAAGTCATTTTACACGGAATAGAACCAACAGAATCCCAACAGAATAAAATGTTATAAGGAATATCACCACTTTCTTGAGCATCCAATATATCATTCATATAGTCGGTTAATTGTTCAATATAATCAAAACTATCATTAAAAATAAAATGACCGTCCCAATTACCATCCTCGTCTTGTTCTGCTTGTAATCCTAACTCAACTGCGTGTTTCCAACTCCATTTTTTCTCAGTGATAATTAAAACCGGTAAATCACCTCTTCTTTGAGCGTCTGCCGCAGCTAAAATCATTGCAGTTGTTTTGGATGAATTTGAATGCCCTAAAAACATATTGATTCCACCCATAATAGGTCCCGGTAAACCACAAGCTTCCATAAAAGCTTCACCACAATTATAATAACTTTCGTCTTTATATTTTGTTTTAGTGGAATACTTACCTTTAATATCCTCCATAGAGAATGTTTTCTTTTTAATTGCCATTTTTAAGTATTTTGTTTAAGTAACTGATATGTTTTTCTTTTGTATCTAATATTTCACCATCAATTGTATTATATTTCATAAGTTCAGGGTTATAAATCATATATCTATGTAGTAGATTATGGTCTTTAACATTTAACTCAATTATATCTAACCAATCTTCTTGATTATAAGACCAATGGTGTAAATGAATACCTTTTATTTTAGTTAAAAAAATTTCAGTATATTTAGACGCCAAATATTTTTCAGGATATTTTTGTCTATATTTTTTTATTGTTTCTTTTTTAATTTCAGTTGTTGGTTTCCATTTAGTTTTATAATCTAATCTATGATACCTTTCTCTGTTTCTTTTACGTTCTTTATCTAACCATTCAGAATCTTGTCTTAATTCTTTTTCTCTTACACTAACATCATTTTTAGTACAAGTTTTACATTTATTCAAATGACCATCCGGCATTGATTTATGTTTATAAAACTCACATAATGGTAATAATTGGTTACACTTAAAACATTTTTTAATAACATTTTCCTCCATAATAATTCTTTTATATATAAATATATCAAGTTTATTAAAAAGGTAGGAAAATGTTATTTATTTACCATTCTAAAATGGCATATCAGAATCTTCTTCAGCATCTGCTTGTGGGTCTTCATAACCTGAAGATTTAGAACCACCAAATGAAGTTTCATCTTCAGATGAATCACCATAATCGTAACCACCTTTTTCAGAGTTCCATTTTGGTGTTTCACCTCTTGCAATTGCCTCTAAGTATTCAACCGGTTTTTTAGAATAAACATCTTCCCAAGTTAACTCATCGTTAATCCAAGATTCTGCTAGGTCTTTGTCCTCGTGAACAGGTGCCGCATCATCATACATAACGGTTTGAATAACAGTGTAGTAAGCCCCTTTTGGAGTTTTTGCCTTAGTTAATTCTAAGATAAGGTCTCTACCTTTTTCAGGGTCAGCAATATCACCTTTGTTTCTGTAGATAGGAATAATTTTGTCATAGATTCCCTCATTTTTGTAGTTAGATTTGAATCTCCAAAATTTAACACCATCTTCTTCGTTATCTCTATCAATAACCTTAACAATGTAAAATTTACGTGATAAGTAATTTGATGCCAATTTTTTATCAGCCTCTTTACCTGTTGAACGTAATTCTTCGTAAACCTCAGTTAAAGGTGAACGTTCATTGTCGTTTTTTCCCGGGTCATAAAATTTTTGAAATTTTCCATCTACCTGAATCTCGTGGTACCAAACTTCTTTGAATGGTGAAGAACCATCTTTTGTTGGTAAGATTCTTAATCTTTTTTGTCCTTGGGTTTCCTTATCGGTAAGGATTGCCGCGAAGTATTTTTTCATTCTTTCTTCTTGAGTAAATTTTGAGGTGTTAGAAGAACCACCTTGTTTTGCTTTCTCGTATTGAGCCAAAACTGCGTCTAATGAATTTGTCGCCATAGTGTTTAAAATATTTAAAGGTTTATAAAAGTATAAGTGTCAGCCGTGTGTTTGTCA